AGAAAATATTTTGTTGAAAAGGAAAAAAATGAAATTTCTTTGAATTATTTGAATATTGAAAAAAGATGGAGACAACTCGAATGTTTTACTTATGAACAGTTGAAAGAACAATATTTAAAAATTCCATTAGACAAAAGAATTATACTTCATTCATCCAACCAATTTATTTGTAATAAAAAACTTATGATAGAGACAATTTCAAGATACGAAAGAGTTCATATTGACTTTCAACCAGTTAAAAGAACATCTAGTTATTCTGATTTGATACATCACAAAAACTATGATATTGTTAAACAGTTCAAAACAATATGGAAATATAATGATCAACAATTAAGCGATATGTATATAAATATTAGTAAATCAAGTCGACCTGCGTTATTTTATTGGCCAGATATTACCAAACATCTTGATAAAAAAAATGCGAATATTATACGAAGTCATCTGATCTCATCTTTATTAAAAAATGTTAAAATCAACAAGAATATGATTAAGGACTTAATACATACAATTTAAGAGAATGAAACAATATATAATTGTATAATGAAAATCGTGAAATCACTTATTGTATTTAACGGATTTTATGATATTTTTTGCGGTATTAACATTATTTTATTTTTCCATGAAAAATCCCCCAATATATTTGCTTGTTTACATCCTTCTATTTTTATATATGACAAGGATATTATTCATCCTATTTTTTACAGAATGTTGGCTTATTGGATAATAACATATGGAACAATTCGTATTATGTATTTTTGTAATTCCAAATATATACATACGATAGTATCATTTACATACATATTCGAGGCTTTTGTTTTTTGCTTTGAGTTTTGTTGTTACGATTCAACATTTTTATATCATACATTATGGATTTCGTCTACATCATTAATTCTTTCATATTTCTCAATTTGAAAACTAAAATGTCAATTATATATAGATGTCTAAAAGAGGAAATGAATTTTTATCAGAACAACCAACAAAACAACCAAGACTACAATCACAACCACAGCCGCGATGCATTCTGAATAAATATCATGTACCTACAGATGTACAAATTCATATTATACAACACATAAATACAAAATATGATGATAAATGGAAAAAGACATTTGTGGGAGAAATAAATTATTGGATGGGAAACGTAAATCCTGATAAAATCAATGGAGATGTAAAACAACAATATCAACAACTTGATAAAATACGCCTAAACAAAATAAACCTCATTCTGGAATATGTGTATATTATGATTCATACTGTATACACCAAGGTAGAGAAGGTCATCTCCATGATGAATGTGAATAATAATACAGAAGATATAGAAAATTTTCAAAACTTAGAAAAAAGTTTGATGACTATAAATGATAAAAACATTTGTAAAATAAATAAATACTTAATTAAAAAAATGTACAATCAATATAATTATAAATATTACTTTGATTTGATTTGTAATATACACATCATTACAATGGCCCTTAACGAAAACGCAACAGATGTAGATAATAAATTTATGGAATTAAAAAATATATTGAATGAAATAACAAAACTTGATAAAAACTCTACTGAAAAATCACTAGGTGGATCAAAAAAAAAACAAAAGGTTCCAAAAAAATATATACCTCAACACCTGACTAAAAAAGATAAAAGAAAACAAACACAAATGTTAAAAAAATCAAGAGAAATGTACAAAAAAAAAGAGTATATTGATCGCAAACCTGTGAAATCTTTTAAATCAAAAGTTTCTCCTCATGTAAAAAAAGCAAAGGAAATATATAATGTAAAAAATGTGAGTCCAAATAAAGAACTTGCGAAGGCATCTGGTTGTTCAGTAAAAGCTTTGAAAGAAATTGTCAAAAAAGGTCAAGGAGCGTATTATTCTTCCGGATCGCGTCCAAATCAAACTGCACATTCTTGGGGTATTGCTCGTTTAGCAAGTGCCATAACATCTGGTAAATCAGCAGTTGTAGATTATCATATATTGGAAAAAGGATGTGATCATAAAAAAAAAGCTGTTAAACTTGCAAAAGAAGCTCAGTCAAAAAAAATAAGAAAACCCAATAAAATTTTAATTTAATAAAATATTTTATAACATTTATTTAAATAATGGTTAAAACAAAAGGAGCAGGTATTCTGAATTCAGTTTTACAAGATGTCAAAAAAAACAAAAGTATGATTGAACCTGTATATGATACAGTTTCTTATATTGGTTTGATTTACAAATTTATCAAGTCTGTAATATTTACTTTAATTTGTATAATATTGATGATAATTGGTTATTATTTAATAAAAAATAATGACAAATCAAAGAAAACCCCCGGAACTATAAATGTTGATAATTGTTCTGTCCACGAAACAAAAAATAAAAGAGGTAGAGTAGAAACAAATAATATATGTGATGTAACAATTGACTACAAAGTAGATGATGTTGAATATTCTAAAAAACACAGATTTAATAAAATAATGAATGATAATGATGTAATAGATGTCTTTTACAATCCGTCAGACCCAAATCAGTTTTCGGTAATAGGATATTTCAACTATATTGGAATAGGAATGATTGTCGTTGGTATATTAGTATTGATATATACTTGGGTAACATTTGTTATAACATTGCTATTCAAACCACTTCAAGCAGCAGAAGGTACTGGTGTTATCATAGGCGAAGGGCTTGATAATGTCGTTGATGTTTTCGACGATGGTGAAGAATAATCAATTTCATTTTTAGTATTCTTTATCAATTCTTTTATTTTTGAGAGGATTATATTATATTTATCATTATTTGTTTTATTGTAAATAAGAAATAATTTATTTTTTATATGTTCATATTTATCAACATTTTGGATATCTTCTGCCAATTTTATATCATTATCTTCACAATATAAAAGGAGAACTTCTGAATTTTCTTGAATAAGAGAAGATGAAAGTAGTGCTAAATCTTTATAAAATCCTAGAATTTTCTTGGAGATGTACTTTTTTTCGTGATACTAATGTTTTGTTTAAATCATTCTAAACGTTTCATTAACTTTCAAAGAAAAAATAACGAAAAATTGCAAACAAAGTCAAAAAAGACAAGAAATATGTAGAATGTCAACCTAATAATTGTTTACAAGAAACCAGAAAAGCAACTCTTGTCGATATAAAAATGATCTTTAATTCTCTTCATTCACAATATCCTTGGTACCCGAAATACAAACATTTTATGAGCATTTTCTCGAAAAATATTTCCAAAAAAGATGTTGTCGAATATGATAAATTTCTTAATAATCGATGGAAAATAAAATAAAAATTATCATAGAGTACATCTCTTCATTATTTTTAGAATTTTATAAAAAATATTTGTTTTTAGATTTTATCATGGAGATGTACTATTTTAAAAGGTCTTTTCCTGTTTTTTGAACTTTTTATTTGCTTTCTCGATCTCACTGCATAATTTATATTCCTTCCCAATTTTACAATATCTAATACCTCTCTCACCCTTAGTATACACTTGCAATCTTGTCATTTTACCACCATTTGTCTTTACTGATATCTTATCTTCTGTTCTTGTGTACTTTGTTTGAGATGATTTACCAGTATCTGTTTTAGGTTTAGGTTTTATGTTCTGAACTTGCTTCGGTTCCCCTCCCATTTTGAACAAAGATTTATCTGGTCGTTTATTTAGATCTTGTTTCATTTGTGAAAAGATTTCAGTCCATAGCACATTATAATCATTCAAATTAAATTCTTTTAAAACTTGTTGTAAATTTCCCAATATATTTAAATCGATTGTTTTTTTTCGACCTGGAAATAGTCTGCCGTAGCGATAGAAGTTGAGTTGACCATTATTATAATTTATACAAATATTATCAGCATGAAACTTATCCTGACTCTGATAATCACCGAATTTTAAAATATAACATTTATCTAATTTTTGACGTGGGTTATCTAAGCTTTTATAAAATCTTTGCAAAAAATCAAATTTTTTTCTTACTTCTAAATCTTCTAGACTTTGAAAATTTTGTTTTAAATCTTCTGTTTGTTTTAATATATCTTTATTCATAAATGGTTCATAACTTTCACTCAGATAACCATCATCGATTTGCTGTATTATATACTTTATAATATTTATCATTATATATTTGAAATAATCACTTTTTGATTCAAAATCTTCATTTTTTATTTTTAAGATCTTATCATAAATCGTTCGAAGAGAAACAACATAATCTTGATGATAAGATTCGTCACCTTTGTAGAAAGGAATATTTTCAAATTCTTTCCACAATTGTTCCATTTCTTCTTTCTCTATATCATTTACCAATAGACCAATATTTTGCTCTATATCTTCCCCAAAAATGCGTCCTCCAGTAATATATTTCCATCCTTTCTTACCACTATATAGATGATGTTTTTTATTTTTGTTGTTTAAATATTGCTTTTTAAATATGGAAAGTTGTTTATATTGTCCTCCGACTTTAACAAAAAGTTTACCTACTCCATTCATTTTATAAGTTGAAAATGATTTCCCATCTATAACAGTTTCACTATAATGTTTCCATTTATCTTTTGAAGTTTTAACAGATACCTTTGTTTTAGTTTTATTTAATTGATTATCGTCCTTCATTAATAACATTATGAAATTTCTCGAAGGTATTATTCTTGATTCTAATTTAGATAAACATAAAAATTAATCTATCCATCCAATTTTGTTTTACAAATGTAATACACTCATATCAATTCTTATCTATTTACAACTTCCCATATCCTATTTCAAAAAAGAGTACATTTCTTCATTATTTTTAGAATTTTATAAAAATATATTTGTTTTCAGATTTTATCATGGAGATGTACTATTTTAAAAGGTCTTTTGAATTTGATTATCCATTAGCATATTCTTTATAGTTTCCAAAAAATAATTCATATTACATTGAATTTACTTAAAGCATTCCGTACATATCTTATGTACAACACTATGGATTACAATAAACAAATTTCTATCTACAATAATCGAACTTTTTAAAAATAAAAAGAAATCTATGGATATTACACAATTATTTTATGATATACTTGATAATAATAATGAAAAATTGGGAAAATTAAAAGATTATTCAAATTATGTTTTTAAAATTGATGCTGATAAAAATGATTATTCAGATCTTGATAAAGAACAAGATGCAAAGAACTTTAATAATTTTGAAAAAATGAAAATTCTGATAATCTACGCTTTAAACCTAATCATAAAATAACAACTGGATTACCAGTAGGAAATAAAACTTTTCCAAGATGGACGACAGTCAATACATCTGATGTGTATTTGACGTCAACAGCCGGTGATTTAGCAGTGGGAACTACTGTGCCTGTTTCAAGATTAACTTAAAAACATTTATCAAACGCTTTTAAAACTGCTACCAAAAAGTCTAAACGAGAAAATACTGAAAAACGCGAACCAAGTCAATATAATATTTTTGTAAAAAATGAAATGCAAGTTTGTATATAATAATATTATATTACACATATTTAGATATTTATCTATATGAAAAAACAATCGTGATATAATCATGAATATTGAGATATAAACATCTTTATTGTTGG